AAGAAGAAGTCATGGCAGAGCTAACTAAGCTAGGCATCAAGAGCTTTAGAGGTGGCTGGGGATTCCCATGAACGGCAAGCAGTTCCGTGCTGCACAGAAGCATGGGTATAGGAGTGGGCTAGAAATTAAAGTCAAAGATTACTTGAAGGAACACAAAGTAAAGTTCAAGTATGAAGCCATCAAGATTGAATGGGAAGACTTGATGTACCGCACCTATACCCCTGACTTCGTGCTACCCAACGGGTTAATCATAGAAGTAAAGGGGTTGTTCACGGCTAGTGATAGACGCAAACATATTGCCATTAAAAAGCAACACCCAAGCTTAGACATACGTTTCGTATTTGAAAGCAGTAAACGTAAGCTGAGTAAGGGTGCCAAAAGTACCTATGCTACATGGTGTGAAAAGAATAAATTTCTATATGCTGATAGGATCGTACCAGAAGATTGGCTGAAAGAAAAAGGTATTGACAACCACCCTGATTTGGTGGTATTCCCTAATGAGAAAATAAAAAGGAGTTAGCATGGACAACAATGAAAAAACACTTATAGATTTTGACTCAAATGATTTCGTGATTCGCATTTCACCGCATGTCATGGAAGACAATTCTTGGTCTGGGGATATTGATGTGGGAGTACTAACCACAGATGACAACACTTTGAACCGATCAGACTTCGATCACTTGTCTATGCTGGCTGACATGCTGGTAGCATCAATACCATTGATGGAGAGGGATGTAGGTTTCCGTAACAAGCTGTTTGATTTGATCAACACAGAGATGAATGCCACACCCACAGAAACAACCAGTGTACCAGAGAAATACGTATCACTAGACGATAACGTTGTTAAAGTAAAGTTTCACTAGTAGGAGAATACGAATGGAAGACTATGATAGTTAAAGTATTTTTGACATTGGAAGTAATAGAAGATGAATACCCTGTACCTGTAGACGGTATCATCGACACAGAGATAGAAGATAAACTACAGGATTTCATCCATGATGTGGATGGCATGGAAATTAAGAGTATAAAAATACTGACACAGGAGTAACTATGAATAATTATTTACCTACAGACTACCAAGCATTTATTCACACATCTAGGTATGCTCGTTGGCTAGAAGAGGATAACCGCCGTGAAGGTTGGGGAGAAACAGTAGACCGTTACATGAATAGCATTGTGGCACCTTTACTGGCAGATGAAAAGGATGGGAAGGTATACGAAGATATTCGTGGGGCTGTTACCTCGTTGCAGATCATGCCCTCTATGAGAGCTATGATGACAGCTGGCCCAGCTGCAGCACGGGACAATACGTGTATGTACAATTGCTCATACCTTCACGTAGATCATCCGTATGCATTCGATGAAGCAATGTTTATCCTGCTATGTGGGACAGGAGTTGGCTTCAGTGTTGAACGACAGTTCGTAGGCAAACTGCCAGAGATTTCACCGTTGTTCGACAGTGAGACAACCATTGTCGTAAAGGATAGCAAAGAAGGCTGGGCTAAATCCTACCGTCAGTTGCTTGCACTTTTGTGGGCTGGTGAGATTCCTAAATGGGATGTCAGTAATGTACGTCCAGCTGGTGCACGGCTAAAGACATTCGGTGGACGTGCCAGTGGTCCCGGACCTCTAGTTGATCTGTTTAACTTCACAGTACAGACATTCAAGGCAGCACAAGGGCGTAAGCTGTCCTCTATTGAGTGCCATGACTTGATGTGCTTCATCGGCCAGATTGTTGTGGTTGGTGGTGTTCGACGCAGTGCAATGATTTCATTGAGTAATCTTAGTGATGATCGTATGCGCCATGCTAAGTCGGGGCAGTGGTGGAACGAAGCATCGTACCGGGCACTAGCAAATAACAGTGTATCATACACAGAGAAGCCAGACATGGAAACATTCATGCGTGAATGGCTATCATTAGTAGAAAGTAAATCGGGAGAACGTGGTGTATTCAATCGTCAAGCAAGTAAAAAGCAAGCTGAAAAGTATGGTCGGCGTGATCCGAACTATGACTTTGGAACAAATCCTTGTTCTGAAATTATCCTTCGATCTGGTCAGGTGTGCAACCTCACAGAAGTTGTTGTCCGTGCTACGGATACCATCGAAACTCTGGCGGAAAAGGTACGACTCGCAACCATTCTGGGTACGATACAATCTACCTACACCAAGTTCCCTTATCTGCGAAAGATGTGGCAACGAAATACAGAAGAAGAACGCCTGTTGGGTGTGTCACTCACAGGGGTAATGGACAACCCCCTTATGACGTTAAAGAATAAAGGATTAGATGAAACACTTTCATACCTTCGCAAGGTGGCTGTCGATACTAATGCTGAGTGGGCTTCTCGTCTTGGTATCAATGTTAGTACTGCTATTAGTTGCAATAAACCTTCTGGTACTGTATCACAATTGGTCGATTCAGCCTCCGGTATACACGCCAGACATAACGATTATTACATCCGAACCGTTAGAGGAGACAACAACGATCCCCTAACAGAGATGATGAAAGATCAAGGCATCCCTGCTGAACCTTGCGTGTTTAATCCTGAGACTACTACGGTGTTCAGCTTCCCTGTGCAGTCACCACCGAATGCCGTTACACGTAATGACATGTCAGCAATTGAACAGCTAGAGACATGGCTTGCTTACCAACGACACTGGTGCGAACACAAACCATCGGTGACTTGCACAGTTCGAGAAGAAGAGTGGCTAGCTGTAGGTGCATTTGTGTATGAACACTTTGACGAGATGTCAGGTGTGTCATTCTTACCACACTCCGATCATACTTATCAGCAAGCACCCTATCAGGATTGCAACAAGGCTGAATATGAGGCATTACTAAATAAGATGCCTGAGAAGATTGATTGGTCTAAGTTGAGTAGCTACGAAACAGAAGATGGCACAAGCTCTAGCCAAGCATTTGCATGTACCGGTGACTCATGCGAAATCGTAGACATCGGAGCATAGGCACTGTAGCATCGCCCTGTGTAAAGGTCTGTCGCATTAACAACGATAGATACTGCACGGGGTGTATGCGAACCATTGACGAGATAAGGGAATGGCCTATCATGTCGGAGAAAGAACAAAAGAAATTACTACTTGTAATACAGGAGAGATTAAATGTGGACGATGATAAGTAGAGACCAGTGTAACTTCTGTGACTTAGCCAAAACAATGATGAACGGTTGTAACTTGCCTTACACAGAGTACAACATACAATCACCCAGTAGTAAGTGGGTTCTAACCTTACTGAAAAGAAGTAGCATAACTACTGTACCCCAGATATTCCATCCAGACGGAACACTGTTAGGTGGCTACACGGAATTAAAAGAGTTCGTAATTAAAAACTATTCATAACTAGGAGATTACAATGATCAAACATCCTTTTAACAAATCTTGGTACGATCAATTTGACGGGGTAGCTAAGAAAACTTTAGCTCAACACCTGCTCAATAAAGGTCATGATGTAAATGACGTTAAGGAAGACTACAATGTAGACGTAGTGTCCACTAAAAACGACTACACATACTTCAATGAGGCAGAAGTCAAACGGGCATGGAAGGGTGACTGGCCTACCGATTGGGCAGAGATCCGTATACCTGAACGCAAGAAACGTTTGGTAGAAATGTACAAAGAAAAGAATGGAGTCCTAAACTTTTATATATTCCGAAATGACCTGAAGCAAGTATTCCGTATTAAGGATACATCCCTTACAGAGGATCGACTCAAGGAAGCAAAGGGACGTTACATACGTGCAGGTGAGAAGTTCTTTCACATTCCATACACAGAGGCAGAACTTATTAACCTATGATACATACTGATGATCTAGAGCCGCCTCAAAAACCCATCAAGTCACGTAGAAAAACTAATTATAAAGGAGCATCTGCAAAAAAGACATCCGGCTTTGTGCCAAAGACAAGCAACCAACATGTGCTGTGGGAAAGTATGAAAACACACGATCAGGTGTTTGTCCTTGGTCCTGCGGGTACAGGTAAGACATACGTAACTGCTACATATGCTGCCGATCTGTACACTACAAAAGAGATTGACAAGATCGTCATCACTCGCCCTCATGTGGCTGTAGGTAGGGAGCTAGGGTTTTTAAAAGGAGACCTTCATGAGAAGACGATGCCGTGGGCACTGCCTGTACTAGATGTATTAGAGAAACACTTAGGGAAAGGAACTGTAGAAACCGCCATCAAGAATGGTAACATTGAGATGGCACCACTTGCTTTGATGCGAGGAAGAAGCTTTGATAGTTCCTTCATCATTGTAGACGAGACACAGAACATAACACTACACGAATTGAAAATGCTATTGACACGAGTGGGGGAAGGTAGTACCATTGTGCTGAATGGCGACATACAACAGAGTGACCTCAAGGAAGCTGACGGGTTAAGTAGGGTAGTCCACTTAGCTAAGAAGTACATGCTTCCCGTCCCTATCGTTGAGTTTACAGTAGATGATATTATTCGTAGTGACATATGTGCTGAGTGGGTAAAAGTTTTTATGAAGGAGAATGTATAATGGATACTAGAAAGTTAACACGCAAAGAACGTGGACTTGGTAAGTTCGATGCCCCGTTAAAGTTCCAGCACGACAAAGGGTATCGTGACTTTCAAAAAGGAAGAGTGGGCAGTCCCTTTCCCCTCGACACAATGCAATATAGGGAATGGTTACGTGGGTTTAACAAAGCCTACTTCGAGCAGCTAAAACGGGTAAAGGCTAATGAACAAACTAAAGGAAGAGGCAGAACAATTTCTAAAGGAGAAGTACACCATGTCTGATTTTAATTCGTACCAACGATCAGCCGCAGGTACAGCAGTATACCCAGAACAACACAAGATACTATACCCCGCCCTTGGCCTAGCAGGTGAGGCAGGTGAGGTAGCAAACAAGGTCAAGAAGCTTGTACGAGATGGCCCAGAGAATAGACCAGATACTTGGCGAGAGGACATTGCTAGTGAGATAGGTGATGTACTATGGTACTGTGCTGCATTAGCCACCGATCTAAACCTAACACTAGGTATGATCGCAGGGCAGAATGAAAAGAAGCTAAGTGCTAGGAAAAAAGCAGGTACAATCGGTGGGAGTGGAGATACTAGGTAAAAAAAGAGGGGGCTTAATTGCCCCCTTTTCTTATCTTATTGCTTCTTTGTAAGCCTTGCCCAACATTATCATTTGTTGT